AAGGTCCGCGCTATTAAAGGCAGCGAACCCGGCGCGGTAATGCAAATTATGTCAGGCGTTTTTTCGTTATACGAATTTGGGGGCGTAACGCCGAGGGAAGTCATGCCGCCATCCAAAGGCCCGGTACGCGCTGCGGTAAAACAGGGCGGCGGTTCCGAATTAGGCCATGCGTTCATAGCTAAAATGCCCAGCGGACATATCGGCGTTTTTGAACGTGAAGGGGAAAAGAGGCTCAGCAAGACAACCAGAAAAGGCAAAAAAAATACTGAACGCGATCACATCCATGAGTTTTTCGGCCCATCCGTTCCCGGAATGTTCGGCATGGAAAAGGAAACCCCGATTAACACCGCCGTTATAAAAAGAACCGGCGAAATTTTTAACGAGCTGGTAATTCAAGAGTTGGAGGCATTGCTTAATGTATAAGGAAGACATGAACACCGGCGAAGGTACAGGCTCCGGCGCCGTTGTTAATAATGCTGTCATTAACCGCAGGCCATCCGGCCTTGTGGACGCCCTTTGCGACCGGATTAAAAAGGCGCTGGTATCGTTCTGGCAAAAAAGCGAATTTGACGATGAGGAATTTCACGAACCGTATGTACACGCGCAGTATCTGCCGGTAGAAAAAACCGAAGACGATGAGCGGGACAAAACAAAGGATTACCCTTTTGTCCAGGTGATTTGTACTACCGGCATAGTAAATGATTTTGACCCCGCCAAAATCGGATCGGAAATAACCATTCAGATTTATTTCGGCGGGTATAGTGATGATACCGACAGGCAGGGATGGCGGATCCCGGAAGGAATGCTCTGGCGCGTAATGCAGGATTTATGCGCAAAAAAAATTGTTAATGGGTATCTGCTTACAGCGCCCATTAGGTGGACGGTTCTAAACAGCGAAGACCCGCCCTATTACACGGCAATGATGGAAACAAAATGGGAGGGTTCACCCCCTGCCATTGAAACGCCCTTTGAAGGCGTCGCTGCTCCCGGTATAGGAAGCGGTGAACAAAAATTTGGGAATATGTAGGAGGAAATTATGGCATACATGCACGGCGTGTATACGCTTGAAAGCCCGACACCGCTTCAAGTACCAGTAGCTGTCGATTCGGCTTTGCCGGTCGCGGTTGGTGTTGCACCGGTTCACAGGCTGGAGGATCCGTCAAAGGCGGTAAACAACCCGGCGCTGATTTTCAGTTATGGCGAAGGCGCCTCGGATATGGGGTACTCCGATGATTGGAAGAAATTCCCGTTGTCCGAGATGCTGTATTCGCAATTCAGAATCCATGCTATATCCCCGCTGGTTTTAATCAACGTCTGGGATCCGCGCAAGAACGCGCAGGATGTGGCAATAACGGATTTGCCGGTTATTAACGGCGTTGCCACTATTGATGACGCTATGGCGATGATCAGCTCCGTTATCGTACATAATGGATCGACCGGCGATTTTGTCCGGAACAGGGACTATTCGCTGAAGTATGATGGCGACAAACTTCTCATTACCGTTATAGAAGGCGGCGACATCCCGGCAGGCACTACGACATTAAGCGTTGCATACAAACAGGCTTCCGTTGCCGGGGTTACAAAGCTGGACATCGCGGGCGGCGTTGATCCGGATACAAACCAGCGCACGGGGCTGGAACTCATTGCAGAGGTATTCCCATTCTTCAAGAAAGTAACCGGGTTTATTCTTTGTCCTGGATGGAGCCATGATCCTGAGATTTACTCGCTGATGTGCGCTAAGGCGAAGAGGCTCGGCTACGGGTTTACCTGTATCGCTCTTGCCGATCTTCCTACCAAAGGGCAGTACGCGAATTATAAAAAGCTGCCGAAATGGAAAGATGACAATGGCTATGTCGATCTTTATTCGTTCCTCACATGGCCTTGCGTAAAAATCGGCGACAGGGTTTTTCACGGCTCTACAAGAATGGCCGGTATGTACGGCGAGGTTGACGGCAGAAACGGCGGCCTTCCGTATGAACAGGCGTCAAACAAAACATTGGCCATGACGGATATGTGCGACGAGGACGGCAATGTCATTCCAATGCTTTCCGACGAACAGGCCAACTTCCTGAATGAAAACGGCATTGGCTCGTTCATAAACTTTGACGGATGGAGGGCGTGGGGTGTCGAAACCGCCGCGTTCCCCGGCAACACGGACATAAAAGACTTTGAGCGCAGCGTGCGCCGTATGTTCTGTTATGTCCAGAACGTCGTGATCCGCACGATGCGGCAAAATGTTGACAGGCCGACTACGCGGCTGTTGATAGACACCGTACTCCTGACGGGAAACGAATACCTGAATACCTTAATGTCGCGGGGCGCCATCATCGGCGGTTCGGTATCCTTCTTGCGGGAAGACAACAGCAACCAGGGCATAATGAGCGGGCTCTTGTATTTCCGGGTAGAACTCACGCCCCCCAACGCGGCAAAGGCTTTGGTGTTTGACTTCGTCTACAACCCGAATTTTCTTGAAGGTTTATTTTAATAAGGAGGCATGAGAATGAGAGCAGGAATAGCGACTAAAAACAATGTTTTCAAACTTTACGACATTGAAACCGGCGCCGCATTGGACGGCACTGTAACTGTGGAGCTTCCGGGTTTTGAGCTGGCATCAGACGCTTTCAAGGGGGCTGGTGTCGGCGCGGAGGTAAACGTGCCAATCCCGGGTGTCATGAACGCCCAGACCGTTACAATATCCGTTCCGAAAATATACAGCGACATAACAAAGTACATGGAGCTTGGCACTACAAAAACACTGGACTTGCGCAACGAGGCCATTGTGAATAACAGGGATACCCATGCGCTTGAGGGCGTGCCGGATCGGTGGGTGCTGAAAGGGCCGCTGAGCCAGGCCAATCCGGGATCGGTCGAACAGGCCGCGGCGAGCGAAGCTTCCATCGTTATGCAGGTTTACTACGCCCATCATTGGCTGGACGGGGACGAGATTCTGGAATGGGATCCGTTCAAGGGGATTTACAAGGTCAACGGCAAAGACCTGATGGCCGAAACGCGCCGGAATATTCTGGCCAATTAAAACAAGGGGGACAAATGTTTATAGCGACTGTAAAAGTAAAACTTTCGGCGCCGCTAAAATACGAAGACAAGCAACTCACGGAAGTCAACTTGGATTTCTCCAAAGTAAACGGCAAGATCATCAACCAATGCGAAAGGGAAACGTTCCAGCAGGGAAATTTCTCCGGCATTATCCGCAGCCAAAGCGCCGAGTATTGCGGCCGCATGGCGGCGTTAATATCCGGCACATCTTTCAAAATGCTGGAAAAATTACCGGCTGAGGATTATGACGCGGTTTGGCAAACTGTGGGGGCCTATGTAGCCAAAAGAAACCCCCAGGAGTTTTACAATCAATTCACGGCTGACGATGATGACGAGGACGGAGAGGCTGAAAAGGGTTTTTCCAAACCGGCAGAGAAACCGGCAGAGAAGCCGGCAGAGAAGCCGGAAGCAAAGAACAAGTAGAACTCTCCGTATTTGATTACGCTGACCCCGCCGACGTTGTACGCAAAACAGTGGCGGGGTTAGCCGTTGTAGCAAATACTCCAATCAACGTCTTGGAAGAAATGCCCATAGATGAATTGTTTGAGTATGAAAGAATTATCGCGGACCTGTTGAAAGAGAAGAAATAGGCGGTGTTATATGGCTGGCAGAAAAACAATTTGGGATCTCGCATTAGAAGTGTCTGGAAAAGACAAGGGCGCAAAACAAGCCCTTAGAACAATTAAACACCAAATCGAGGATGTCCAGAAAGCAGGAAAGCAGCTTGGCGCCGACTTCAAAAACTTTACGGCAAACGCGACAAAGTTAGCCCTTGGCGTCGCTGGCGGTGTTGCCGCTGCGACAGCCGGGGTTGTCGCGCTTGCAAATTCCTTTGCAGAAACTGGGGACAAGGTCGCCAAAACATCGGCCCGCCTTGGCATTGGCATTGAAGCGTACCAGGGCCTGGGTTATGCAATGCAGCAATCAGGTTTGAGCGCGGAGGATTTTGACAGCGCCCTTGAAAAGTTTAACTTGACTGTAAGGCAGGGCGCGGCAGGGAATGCGGCCGCGGCGAAACAATTACAGAATATCGGGTTATCCGCCAAAAAACTTGCCGGTATGAAGCCGGAACAGGCAATGATGGAGCTGTCTGAGTGGATGAAGGCATTGCCCAATGACGCGGCGCGGACAACGGCCGCCGTTACATTATTCGGCAAAGCGGCTGGACCAAAAATGATGGCGGCCATGAAGCAGGGCGAGTCCGGATTGCAGGATTTAATGAAGGAGGCAAAAAGCCTTGGAATTGTTTTGACGGAGGAACAGGCGCGTCAATCTGAATCGTTTATTAGCTCCCGTGACAGATTGACGAAATCTGTCAGCGGCATGAAAAACCAGTTTATAGGCGGCGCCATCGGGCCGCTTACAGAAGCGTTTGATCATCTTAAAGACGCGGTGCTGGGACAAATGCCGGCAATACAGGAATTGGGGGCAAAGTTTGGGCAATGGCTTGGAGAGCTGGTAACAAAGCTTCCGGAAATAATCGCCAAAATAAAAGAGTTCGCCGCAAAC